TTCTTCTATTCTCTTAATGATCTTCTCGATGATTCGTCATCATCAAGCTAGGTCGGCTATGTTACTCTAAATCTCTTCAAAGTCAACAGGTCATTTCGATATTTTTAAAACTTTATCTCCAAACCCACAACCTAACCACTCAAGCCAAGTTACTGTTTTTCAACAAGTTTCTATCTGCATCACCGCCGATGGATGTGCATTCTACACTATTTCTTATCCCTTGCAAGCCTATTTTTATAAAAAAACAAATAAATGTTTACTTATTAACCCATTTGGTTCAATATTTCGAATGAGCAGCTATTTTTTATTCGAATATTTCGATAAAATATAACTAATTCACATTTTTACAAACAATCATGAAATGTATCACAAAGTGATATCAAGGTTCTTTTTACTGACACTTCTATGCTTATGTATAGAAGTATCCTTTGCTTCGCCTGCTCAAAATTTTTATACATTAACATTGTCGATCATGAGTTATAGCAAACTCTCAACAGGAAGCAATACAACATTGTGTGTGATTAATAATCCAGCCGCTGCGGGGATTTTTCAGACACAAATTAAACAATCTACATATGGATACAAAGTCCAATCAATTCCTGCAAGTAGTCTTGTTAAAACGCAATGTCATGCTGTTTACTTTTCTAGTCAAACGCCTGCACAACAAGAAGCACTCCTTAATAGCTATCCTTCTCGTTCACTACTTTCTTTTAGTGCCAATAATATCGATTGTGAAATTGGAAGTATTTTTTGCTTATATCAACAAAAAGGGAAATCTACTTTTAAAGTTAATTTAGATACGCTCAGTCGCTCCCAAGTTCGTATAGATCCCCGCGTTTTACTTTTAGCTAAAAATGCGGAGTAAGTTATGATTTATCGGCTGTATAAGTCCAACTCATTGCATAGCGTATTCCGCAGATCTCAAGCAACGATTTTTGCGATTACCTTAATCATCTGCTGTTTTACCTTTGTATCAATTTCCACTTTTACTATGGAAACATACACCAAGCAGAATTTAAATATTTTAAGTCTAGCTGTCAGCGAGCGTATACAACCTGCGGTGGTTTTTCGGGATCAACAAACAATTTCGCAAATTTTAAATGAATATACCTCACAGCACTCTATCCGAAGCATTGAGGTTTTCGACAATCAAAATATTCAATTAGCCAATAGCACCAAGAGCAAAGCTTACTATTCAAAATTACAAGTTTTACTTGATCATGTTTTTTTAAAAGATCCCATTAAACTTAAAATTTTTCATAATAACCAGCAAGTCGGGCAACTGATCATCTACGGAAGTTCAGAGCGTATTTTACAATTTATTGTCACTATTTTAATTGGATTGGCAGTGGTCATGTTATTTATGATTATTGCGTTGTGGTGGTCAACCAACTCCACCTATCGCTATATCATGCAATCAATGCAACCACTAACTCAAACCGCACAAATTGTTAGCGATCAAAAGGCATACAACCTTCGCTTTCCAAAAAATAATATTAAAGAATTTCAAGATCTAAATGATGTGTTTAATCAACTTTTACATGAGATTCAAACCTGGCACACACATCTTCAAGATGAAAATCATCAATTGTCTTTTGAAGCCAAGCATGATCATCTTACCGCATTGCCGAATCGCAGTTATTTTTATAGTCAACTGTTACATTTGTTTGAGCAACCGAGCTTACGCTCAAATTCGGCTTTAATTTTTATCGATAATAATCAGTTCAAGCGAATTAACGATCAATACGGTCATCCGGCAGGCGATGCAGTTTTAATCGAAATGGCCCAGCGTTTAAAATCACGTATTCGTCAGCATGATTTTATTGCGCGTTTGGGTGGTGATGAATTCGCCATACTTTTAGAATCTGTCCATCAACGTGATCATCTGATTACGATTGCCGAACACTTATTAGATAGCTGCAAAAAACCGCTCAGTTTTAATGAGCATCAGATTTATTTCAGTTTCAGTATTGGTATTGCTTTTTCCCAGTTTGCCTCGACTCCTGAGGAACTGATTACACAAGCCGATCAGGCCATGTATAAAGCAAAACATCTCCATCATCATTGGTGTATCCACACCCCCTAACCGACAGGCCCCTTATTATGTTTAGTCATCCGTTTAAGATATCGATTTTGGCTGCCATTTGTCTTGTACTTTCCGGCTGTCTAAGCTTTGGGCCGCTAAAGTACAAGCAAGTTCAACTTTTGAAAAAGGAAGGTTTTGTACAAACTGAAGAAGGCTGGACACTTGGCCTACCTGAACGTTTACTCTTTGATTTTGACAAGTCTGAAGTCAATCCGAACCATCGAAATGAACTGGTGCGATTGAGCAATCAACTCAATAAGTATGGCTTACATAAACTTAAAGTGATGGGATACACAGATAATGTTGGCAATACTGACTATAACATCAAACTCTCGCAAGCACGCGCTCAGAGCGTAGCCACTATTTTTGTTGAGCAAGGTTTTGTGCGTAGCAATATTCAAACGATTGGTCGTGGTGCTTCTCAACCGTTATTACCTAACACCACCGAAGCAAATCGTGCAGCAAATCGACGCGTAGCGATTATTATTGTGCCGTAATTGAATTGTTCATGAAGTTAATACAAAGTTAAATACCGCTTTGTATTAACTTTATAAAATGATAAAAACAACAGACGTAAAAAAACCGCAATAAAGCGGATTTTTTATTGACATCTTTAAGTTTTTTTAAAGATGGTCGGAGCAGTAGGATTCGAACCTACGACCCCCTGGTCCCAAACCAGGTGCACTACCAGGCTGTGCTATGCTCCGAAATTGGGGTGAATGACGGGATTCGAACCCACCATAATCTATGTATTAGCTCTATATTTATTAATAACTTAGCTTACACGCATCTGATAGATGGGTTAAATATGGGAATTTAGTCATATTTAGATCTGAATCAAACTTACTCAGACTTCCATTACTGATGTTTTTTCCACCATTAATTTTCAATGACTTATACTTGTTTGTTGAATAGACTTAAAATGGAGTAATGGAGTAATAAATAAAAAAAGTGCCTTAATATTTAGGCACTTATAGTAAAAATATTATGTCTATTTTGAAGTAATTAAAAAGTAAGTTTCATTACATCGAAATATAGTTATTCAGCTTTGTGATGTAGTCAGGCAGATCTTCTGCGATTAACTTTCCATAATGCTTATAGATCATTGACGTATCACTATGGCCAAGCTGCTCTGCTATCCACTCCGGAGGAACTTGGCCGGAGGTTAAAAGCTGGCTGGCAAAGGTATGCCGACCTTGATTGATTCCACGCCCACGTACCTTCGCTTTTTTTAAATGTTTATTCCAGCGGTACCTGAGTTCATGGTATTCGAAGTGATTTGAGCGTTCATGATTGACCCAAACAAAGCGGACTTTTTCTATACGTTTAGTCTTGTTGTCACGCTGCAGTACTTCGATAGTTTTTGGTTTGGTATTCCCTGTGCTTTGATATTGTTTTTTGAGTGCTTGTATTGCTGGTTCGAGCAGCTTGATTCGTCTTTTTCTACGTCGGTTTTTGGTGACTCGATAAATACCACGGACGTAGGATCTGGATATTTGAATGGTACCGTTTTCCAGATCGATATCTTCCCAAGCGATGGGAATTTGTTCTGACATTGAAAGTCCAGTCCAGAATAAGCATGGCAATAGATTTTGAATATCGAGATCTGTTTCAGTATTTAAAATCATTGCGATTTCGACTTTACTAAATGGATCCGGCTCTGGTGGATCAAGCTGATGAATCACAATATTTTCAAATGGGTTATAGGGCATTTGCTTTTCATCTCTCCAGATCGCATGGATCTGCGCGAACCGAGTAATTATTTCTCGCACTGTTTTGTTGTTTAGCGTCTCCTTAAGATCTTCAATCCATCTTTTAAGCATGTTGGTATTGATATCTTTTGGATGAATTTTCCCAAATTTAGGGACGATATGGTTGTTTACATGGCCACGATAAGAATCATATGTACTCGGTGCAACTTCTCTTATGGTTTGATCAAGATATTGCTGGGCATAGTAGCTGACTTGATTTTTCTTAATATTTTTAGAGTTTGGAAAGTGTTTGGCCAGTTGAAATTGATCGAGCTGTATCTCCAATTTAATGAGGTTGGCCAGCTTCTCTGCACGTTCCTGATTTTCTGGTGTAAATGGCCAGTCGAGTGTTTCTTTAATCAATGGTTCTGTTGCGATTGGTCGCATCCAGATGCGCATCGATTTTCCGCGAATTTCTAATCCTGCAGACATGGAAAGTCCTACATTTAAGTATCTTGAATGATTGGGGTTATTTTAAAAGATTGCACCTCCGTTCGGAGGTGCATGAAAGGTGCTTTTGAGCAGCTTAAATGAAAGGAAGCTGCTCTTCTTCGCGTGAATGAAGTTCAGCTTCGATTGCAGTCAGTAAATATTGATCATCTGACTTTCTTGCAATGTATTCAAGATCATAGCTGGATAAATCTGCAATGGCTTTACCTCGATGAGGTCCATAAAAAATATGGGTGGGTATTCTGGCCATTTGTGAAAATTGATAAAGCTCTTCCATTGATTTGATTTGTCTTACTCGGACAATATTCAATAAAAGTGCATGTGTTGTTTTGCAATCATTCAAAGCAGAATGAGCACCTCTTACACCTCGCCTTGTTGCTTTCCGATCACAGCTTAATTGATAAGCCAAAGCTGTTAATTTATGAGACTCAAAATGTGGCCAGAGGTATCTGGCCATTGCTAATGTGCAGATCCGCTTGATGCTCGATGCATCTGTGCCAGCACGTTCAATCGCTTCGATGTCGTAGTCAATATTGTGGCCGATCAGATATTCAATATTATCTTTTGGCAATTTGAACTTTGTAAATGATGGGCATTTAACAAGATCTTCATCAACAATATGATGTATGGCCATTGCTGCGATTGAGATTGGCTCACTTGGTTTATAGCGTTTTGTGAAATCAAACATAGTTGGAATGATTGGATAATCAGTAAATGGCTGAAACTGAACTTCCATCGCTGCAGCTTCAATAATATCACCATGCAACTTATGTGTTTCTGTATCAAAAATAAGGGCTGTCATGGCTTAACTACTCCTCTACTATTTGTGATTATTTCTTCTTCAGTAGCAATTCGGATTAGATCTCTAATGGCAAATTTACGGTCGTCATCCATAAAAATCCCGTCATGATCAAGACTCGATACCGTCATAATATGACTTGGCATGTCATCATCTATAAAAACCACTTTAGAGCCTATTTTTAAAAAATTTGTATTATTGGATGTCATTGTTTTCATATTTAATCTCTCATACTGCACTTGCGATTGGAGCACTATCAAGCGACTGAAGTGAGATAACTTTCACTTCTGTGATGTAGTTTTCTTGTCGGTTTTGATCTGTCCATTTACGTGTGTGTAATGAACCTTCGATGTAGACTTTTGAGCCTTTTTTTAGGTATTGGCATGCAATTTCACCCAAACGGCCATGCGCTACGATGCGGTGCCATTCGGTGTTTTCACGCCATTCACCCGTTTGTTTGTCTTGCCAACGTTCACTTGTGGCTATGGAAAATTGCGCGTAACCGCTGCCGTTCGGGAAATGCTTAGCAATCGGATTTGCGCCGAGTGATCCGACCAGGATAACTTTATTGATTCCTCTCATGCCGCTAGTACTCCCATATCAATCAAACCTTGACGTTTCATCACGTTTATTTTTGCATGTACGCCCATTCGATCACGCTGAAGTACTTCTGCAATACGGTGCACCGGATAATGATCTTTAAGCATTGAAAGCAAGACTTTTTCTTCGCATGGCCACCATCCACCACGGGTGATGGCAAATTTTGAGTTTTTAACCATTAGACTTCTCCTGGTCTAATTCACAGCGACATTTACAATGATATTTAGACATGGTTAGGCTCCCAGTACTGCATTGCTTGGCATATTTAGAATGATTGCAACTTGTTTAAGCGCCCATCTCTGACGAAATTTTTTTTCATAGTCAGACAATGGCCGTGGTACCAGTGGTTCCTTTCTTTTTTTATGTGCATAGTTGCAACGTTTGCAGTAGTCGCTACCACCAGAAAAGTTTGGATGGTTTAAGTGCGGTGTTAGAACTGCAGTAGAGATATCATTTGGCATCTGATTTCTCCTTACGTTCAACTAGTGTGAAAACAGAACACTTGCAACGTGGACAAACGTTATCATTCATCCCATTTTTTTTATTGAACTTAGAAGTAAGTTCATTGCGATTTCCAACCCAACGGCAGCGGCGACATTTCCAGTCCATCTGATCATATTTACTCATGATGAAGCTCCTTCTGCTTGAACCGGTTCAAACTCAAAATCTTCCTCTCTCACAAAGCTTTCAAAATATAGTTTGGTGATTTCGAAGCAGTTAGAAAACCAGCCTTCTTGATGAAAAATTGAATTAACCCCATATTTTTCATGTAATGAACTCGAATCATTTTCATAGCACCACCAGAAAACGCTACATCCAATCATTTTTAGAATGACAGAAACAATATCTCCATTATTTTCATTTAAACGATCTTCAGCTCCTGACCAGAACTGATTGTGTTCATGTAGCATTTCATCTGTGCATTTGATAACAACTGTAAATTCAAGCTCACAGGTATCGTTATGCCAGCTATTAAGTTTGATTTTGTAGGTACGTGGGTCACAGCGAAGGTATTTAGGAATTTCCGCTTGCGGTGTTTCTACGTTAGAATCGTGTTGCATTGTTTAGTCTCCTGACTGGGTGATGTAGCACATACAGAAGTGGCCGCTTTTGTATGTGCGCTAAAAACTCTCAACTAAGTTTAGAAAGTTCCTGATCAATGATTGTTTCAATGGATGTTAATGTTTGTTCAGAAGCTCCATATAAATATGGGTAGCTCAATTCACTCCGGTTCTGATTCTCTTTAGTTTGCATCTCCCGAAAGATTTCTATTTTTCCTTTGATTGCTTTAAATACCACCTTGATTTCAATCATTTCTTTATCGATCATATCTGTATCCTTAAAGTTTGATTTCGTTAATTTTGATGGTTGCATCTGGAAAGGCTTTGGACAGACCTTGTTTAAGATCCTCCATTAAATTTTTCTCAAGCTCACGTTTTTTATCTTTTTCTTGTTTAATTTGCTCCTCTAATTTTTGGTGAATTGATTGTTTTTCTTGCTCTGAAATTGTGGGTAGATTAAAGGTTGGATATAGTTCAGATTGATATGCCCAGTGTTTAATAATGACTGGACGTAATTCACCGCCTTTATAGTTCCAAGTGTGATCGTCTGCATCGTAAATTACAGGTGAGAAAATCATGCCTTCAAAATCAACAACGACTAATGGCTCACCTGCTTTAGGAACGACTGAGATATTTTTAAAAACTTTTGATGGATTCTGTTGAGTGAGTTCAGTGATCTCCATCGAAAAATTATCCTTGTTACTTTCTTCTAAAACGCGTTTCAATAAATTTGCAAATTTGTTTTCTTGATGTGGCATAAACAGAAGGCCGATTTGAATTTCTAGACGTGTCATTTGAACTTTACGCTGCACATGATTTTCGACCTTTTCTAGGTCGATCGCCCAAGCACCAGCACCATTTGTTTCTTTAATTAATACGCGATACATGTGTATCTCCCTTAGTTGTGGGATTAGTCCCGTTGTGACGCTGGTTTTTCGAAGATCCAGCATCGTTTGGTTGAGTTAGTAATTTTGCTTTGTATGGCTTTATTAGCTTCAACAAAGCGGTAGTGAATACTGTGTCTTAAAGCAGCCTGTAGCTCGTTCAATTCGGGTAATGAATAACGATAATCCGCTGCGACCTTGTATAAATGTGCAAAATTGAGTGCAATGAGATCTGGTTTAGCCGAGTGATTTACATTTGTATCTTTATTGGCCACTAGACGTATTTCAGATTCCATTTCTTCAATGGTGTTCCAAAAATTTTGAACAATGATTGAATCTGACTTGATAACTTTGTCGCGTGTTTGAGCCATTGCAATAATTTCATCTTGAACTTGCTTCTGGATCTGCAGTGGTATCTCGACAATGTGTTTACACAATGCATCAAATAGAGCCATGAACTGAGCGTGGTTTTGTACAACACGAGAACTACGAATACTGTATTTTTCTTCATGTAGCATGGCATCGTATTTTTCAAAACCTAGTTGGTAAGATTCCAGTACTGCAGATTCTTTTGCCAAACAATTCAAAATAAACTGGCTGACTTGTTCGGGTTCATACTTTTCCAATCGACGGGATGCATAAAGACTATTTTTGGTGAGTTGCTCTTTGGTAAATTTTGTCTGTACGATACGTTCCATAATTGGAGTGGTAGAAGCTACTTCAGCATTTTGACTGATAATTACGGTACCCATGAATGGTGGTTCATACGTTTCATTACCACCATTTTTGACACCTTGTGCCCCAAGTGATCCGCCATCAGATAATGTTTTAAGCGAATCCCAATCAAACTGTTTAATCACTCCTCGCTCGTTTTCACGCTCTGACTCAACAAGAACCACTGGTAAGTTTGAAACTTGCCTAAAGGTACGGATGAGACCTGATTTAGAAGATTTCACAGGATCAATACCTTCATAGCCTATACGGCCTAACAACTTCCATAGGAATAAAAGAAGCGTAGATTTACCTGTTCCTGGTGCGCCAACCGCCTCAAAAAATGGAAATGATTTATTCATTTTTCGGATTTGCTGTGCATATAAGCTGCCAAAATATGCGGTGAGTGTTAATAAGCCTCTCACTTGATACGCTTCAATGTAGTCATTAATCCAATTTTTGTTGTATTCATTCAGCTTTGAATTAATTTTCAAAGAAAATGGAGCCTTACATTTCAAATTAGTGTTCCGTGGTAACTCAAAATAGTCCTCTTTATTGATGATGAATTGACGGCCTGCCTGATAAGCAATATCACCTAAAACATAAGCTTTATGATCTGCGTTGTACCCCACATAATTGATCAATTCGACACGTTTAATATCGGTCAATTCTCTTTCTAGAAATGCATCAAGCTGATTGCTATTGCCTTTGTAGAATTTACCCGGAGCGACATGCAAAAGGCGTTTTTTAAATTCTGATGATGACGACAGATGGGATGCACTGAATGTGTTTTTAATCGTTTTGGCACCGCGCGGAAAGTCGATCTGGAAGTAATAGTCAGCTTCGTCAATTTCTACCATGTATTGGTAGTACAATCCGCGTGGACGGCAATCCATAATCAATTTTGCTTCTGCTGCAGCTAAGATTGCTGCAGCACGACGTTCTGCTATGGCTTGGTCCTTTTCTTCTTGCGCCCAGTCTTCATTGTCATTGGGTTCTGCTTCAAGACCTTTTAAGTAGGTGTCATATTTTTCATTGTCTAATTTGAACCAATACACTTGATTGTTGAAGTCAAATGGAAATGACTTGGTACCTTTATGCTTGTAGATAAGTATGCCTTTATCCACAGCTTTTTCTGCAATAAGCAATGAACCGTAATATTTGTAAGTTTCAATATCTGTAAATTTAAGTCGATCTTGTTTGTATAGATCGTTCCAGTCGGTTTTTTTACGTCCACTCGGTGGAAGTGCTGCTTCACATTCAAAGCCATCGGCTCTTGCCAGTTCGATATTTTTTAAAATTCCGTCATGGCCAGCTTGGTCATTATCAAATGCCCAGACCAATTTCGGTAATGGTTTGCCTGTTTCGGCGCATTTGGCCAGAATTTGATTGAGAAATATAGATGGATAGTTACCTGCAGCTAATGCTGAAAAGCTGGTGATACCAGATAGCCAAAGCGCGATGGTGTCGAAAATACCTTCTGTGATCCAAATTTCTTTTGATTCAAAATAATTGGTGTTAGGTGTGAGCCATGCATGATTTTTTGATGACCACCCAAATTTGAAGGTCGTTTTCTTTAAGACGCCTTGTTCGTCTAGGATGCGTTGCCACCAGCCTTCGTTACCTTCTTCATCTGTAATGGGAAATCGTAAGGTAATCGATCCAATATTTAGATCCTGGTCTTTGTAGTACTCTTGGGAGTACGTCAGTGGTTTAAGTTGATCGATCGCAAAGCCACGACCTTCAACCAAATAGGCGTTTACTGTTTTAAGTGGATCTTCTTGCGTTGGTTTAAAGCGTTTTTCCCATTTTTCAAACAGTTCGGGAAATAGTTCTTTAACATGGTTTTCGGTACCACAGTTATTTTTGCGTGGGCAGAATACTACCCACGGCTCGTCAGGATGCACCCATGCTGATGCTTCTTTGTGATTGCACGACGGACATCTGCCACGCAATTTATTACCACTTTTTAACTTAAAGCTATAAACGTCCATGAGTTTGTCTATAACTAAAGCTTTGGTTTCTGGAAACATCATCTTGTTTGAACTGCCTAGAAATGTTGTGTTTTACGTTTAATTTCATCCCCAACAAGCTTGGAAAGCATTTCGCGAATCCTAGCTCTGGCTAGAAATTGAATGGTTTCTTCAATAGTTTGATGACCCATTAATTTTTGAACTTCTTGAATCAGTTCTTTCTCTTGGTCTGAGAGTGCGACATCATTGTTTGGCATATCTCAGTTCCTCGAAAGGTGCTCACCTGCGCCTTTCTTTAACACTTCATCTAAGTTAAATTCTTCTTCGATATCCTGTGCGATTAAGATTGCTAATGCTTGTTTTACGATGAGCTGGCGGAATATGGTTGCTTTTTTTACGCCAGTTAATTTTGAAACGGTTTCAAACAAATTTGACTCATCATCATTGAGATTGATGTTGTAACGGTTGTGTCGAATTTGTCTTCTGTAATCTGCGCTCATGAATTTTGCTCCTTAGCTTTGCCTGCGCTGTAGCGTTCTCCAGCAATACTGGATTTGCTTCGATTTGATTTTTTTGCAAGTTCTTGAATTTCTTCGAACTCACTGAGAGGTAAGTAAATAATCACGCTTTTTCGTGGTTCATCTAACTTGGGAGCGCGACTTACAAACAGAGGTGTTTTTTCTGTGCTCATGCGTTATCCTTGGAAATAGTGATTTGCTATGAATCACTATAGCACATTATTTTGTTCTTTAAATACATAAAGGAAATATTTTTATGCCTTCTATTGACCCTGAAGTTTCAGGCGAAATTGCTCATCGCTTCAAAGTTGAGCTAGATAAGAAGCATTTACGTGCTAAGACATTGTCACGTGAGATTGGAGCAAGTGAAAATACGCTGGGAGCATATGTACGTGGGAATGTGCCGGACCAGTGGGTATATCTAAACCGATTGCAGAAACAAGGCGTTGATATTCGTTATGTGTTGCTTGGAATAGATCCGGACTTTAGTGGCTTAACCAGTGAAGAAAGTGTATTGCTTAAAGCTTATCGACAATTGAGTCCTGAAGGACAGGCTGCATTACTTGGCTTAAGTAAAGCGTATGCAAAAGATGTAGAGAAAAAATAATGTATAACCAATAAAAAACCCACGTTTCCGTGGGTTTTTTGCTTTAGTTGATACTAAACCTTGGCTGTTTTCCCAAGGCCTTTAATGCATCGATGACCGTATCAATTTTGGTTGTATGACTTAGATTCACAATGCGCTGGATTTCCTGTTTTGGCTTATGTAACCGTTTTGCCAATTCAGTCTGTGTAATATGCTGCTCGAGCATAGTATTTAGCAGTAGAATTTTAGACCAGACACTTAACGGTAGAGCAATTAAGTGTTCGTCTTGTTCTGGCTTACTTGGCATTGGCACTGGACGATTATCTTCAAAGTAAAAATCCATAGCTGTAAGTAAAGCGTCTTCTGCCATTTCGTTTGCTTCTGCAAGTGAATAGCCTTGTGTTAACGCCTCAGGAATATCCCGAAAGCTCACTACATAGCAACCATCTTGCAAGTCAAATTTTGCAGGATAAAACATACATGGCTCCTTTAATGAAAAAATCGTGGTTCGGTTAGAAACCGAGAGCTAACTCTCGATTCCTAGTTGTTTTTTTATTCCCTTAACAAGTCGATCATCGATCTCTGTGTGTCTTGGGATAGTGCTTTGTTTATTGTTTAAGAAAACTTTTGTATGTTTTCCGCCTTCTTTAAACTCAGCTCCTAGTTGTTCCAAATACCGAACTAGATCACGCCTTTTCACATTTTCCTCTATTTGTTTAACATAGTGCTATAGTAATCAAAAAAGATTACCAAGTCAACAAAAAAGATTACTTTTAAGGTTTAAATTTCGCTTTCTATTTAATCATCAAGATGATTTTGCACTGTTTTGAGCTTGTCCTCCAAATCTAACAGCTTGTAAATTAGATCGTTGTTGTTGTAAGTCACCTGCGTGTCGTTTCCAACGGCTTCAAGTGAATTTCTCCAAATACGCAATGTGGCCAATGCTTGATCTAATAGAAAGTCGTTGTCATAAGTTTGCATGTTTTTATCTCTCGCAATTCGATTTAATTGAAATTGCCAGACTGCAACCGAGGCCTTATTCCAGATTGGACTGGTAACCTGATGTACTCCCAAATACTTCGGGTAAATTAAATCATTTAGAGCTAACTCTAAGATTTTTATATCTAATTTATCAATTGAATGATCAGTTTTTGAAAGCTCTTCAATCAAATCATTAATTTGCTCAGGACAAATCGATAAAAATCCGATTGTTGTGTCGTGATTAAATGTGATTTGTGCTTTGACCAACTGATCGACCATGGTAAAAAACTGCTGGCAGATAAGCTGGCTCTTTTCATTTGTTGATTGAACCCGGTCTGCTATAGGCACGTATGGGATGATGAATTCATTGAGCATGTTCCATTGCCTCCTTGATCCGAGCGATATATTGATCTTGTTCGGCTTCGGTAATGGTACCGTGCTCTTCAAAAGCATGAATCACACCTTTGGCATACTCATAGTATCCATGAGGATCTTGTTCTGCATCTTGAACGATGTCTTCTAACCAATCGATTAAATCTGTTTTGGTATTCATAGCTGCCATGCTCCCACCAGTAAGTACATTGAGCTTAATAATAGAAAAAATAGAAATGCGATGATGGCTGGATGCATGACTACTCTCCCAAAAATAATAAGGAGAACGTAAGAAAGCAGATGCAGAAATAACCCATGCAATCGAATAGGATTTTTAGGCGTTTTTGGCGCTGGAGCTGACGGAGGCGTTGGTTGTAGGCAGTTAAGCTATAGATAGCAGTGTGCTCTTGCACATGATTGATTTTTTTCATGATGATTACTCTTGGTAGTTCCGTAAAACTACCTCCATCACTTTCCTAGAATGATGGAGATAGACCGACAGGGCTAGGAAAACCGTACCAAGAGAAACGGCCAGCGCGAAGCTGCCCTGCCGATCTACCATAGCGAGTATAGCCGATCAAACATTTTTGGCAAAAAAAAGCCGCTATTGAGCGGATGTTTTCTGCTCTCTTGGTTAGTTTTACAGGTTTCCTAGGCCTGTACGCAGATTTTGCTGCGTAGGTCCATCTTGCCAATAGTGGCACACTATGTCAAGATAGTGATTCACTATTTTTATAAGAACTTGAATAATAGGGGTATTTTATGGGATTTCAGCCCAAAAAAGTTTCAATTCCATTGGCGATTGGTATTTTTATTATTCCCTTGATTTTTGCTTGGTTCACTTTAAGGAAGGGCTATAGCAATACTGCACGTATCCTCAGTTTTGGATGGCTTATATTGGCTATTGTAGTTTATTTCGCTGTTCCTCAATCTGCATTAGAAAAACGTGCATTTAACGATACAGAGATTCATCAAAAGCACTCTTAATTTTATTGGAATTTCTTCATGAAAATTTTACCCATTATTCTGTTGTGTAGTTTCGGTTTTATAGGATGTTCAAGTAGTGATAATCAGCCAACTGAAAAAACACAGGCAGATAAAGATCAGGAAGCCGCTCAGATTCGTCAGCAATTTGAAGATCGGAAAGCAGAACTTGAAGAAGAAGATAAACCGCATTTTGACTGGCCACGTGTGGACTATACAAAAACTGTGGCCAAAGTTGACTTGAATAATGACCAGGCAATTTTAAAAGCTGTAGGTAAGCCTGTACAAGACACAGAAAATGGTGGTGATGCCAATGGTGAACCAATGAAAAGTTATTGGTTTAGTAAGCAGCCAGCTTATGGTTTACAAATTGATTTGAGTCGTGAAGCAATTAAAGTGATGTGGCAGTTTGACGCTAAAGAACCAGCCAAAGCCACGGCAGCATTTGAAGATGGCCAAAGAATCACCCGTGCATTGCTTGGTGGTAAAGTCGGTAGTGAACTTTATGAGAATATCTCCAAAGGTCTTAAATATGATGAAATTACAACTGATGATGGAATTGTTATTAAGAATGCCAGATGTGGTGCTTGGGCTTGTCGATACGAGATATTACGATAATGAAAAAAATATTGTTATGTTTAATGATCACCGCTGTATTGCCTACATTGACCTTTGCCAAATACTGCAAAGACTTTAAGACTCATCAGGAAGCTCAAGCTTATTTCAATGCAAAGAAACCAGGATACAAACGTCTGGATCGTGATGGTGACGGCAGTGCTTGTGATTGTTTACCTGGTGGGAATGGTACAAAGTGCCCGAAGAGTAAGAAATAGGTATAAAAAATGGTAACGATTACATTAGCAAAGTCTTTAGAAATTGGTCAAATAGTCACTACAGCAGAAGCAGATCACCAACGTGAATTGGGAAATATTAAATCTAAATATGCATTTGAATGTATAGATGAGAAATGCGATGCGCAGATAACTTGTGCAAATTTATTAAAAGAGGTTAAGGAACGGAAAAAAGACCCATATTTTATATATGTTGGAGAGCATAGTGACGAATGTAAAGAAAAAGAGAAAATTGAGATCTTAGAACGCGAACAACAAGAACGTCATGATTCTAGACCACGAAAATATGTTTCCGAAAAAGTTGCGCTTTTCAACTTTGACAAGCCCTCAAATAAAAAAGTTGAAACTACCTCTGTTGGTTCAAATGCTTCCGTCTCTACTAGGACTGATCAACCAAATGCTACAGAAAATAGTAAACAAGAAGGTACGCGTCCTTCTAAGAAAGCCTTATCTACTTGGGTTGAACTCTTTAGAAGAAAGGATTCCGATATTTCAGTCATCTATAATGATGAAGAAATTCATATTCGAGATTTATTCATTAATATTGATGAAGTTAAAGATCTTGCAGATTTGGAAGATGAACCTAGAATTTACTATGGAACTGCATGGGTTAATCCCAATAAAAATGGAATTCAATTTACTTTCCGTAGGAAAAAATTTAATGAATTAACTCAAAATCCAAGCTTGATGTTATATTCAAATAAAATTCAAAATGAATCTGAAAACGGTCGTTTTTCAGAAAAAACACTAAAAAAACTTGCTGCAAGAAGAACTATAAATGACAAACCGCAACCTATTACTGTTTATATTTTTAGCCAATTGCCTCCTCAATTAAGTAAAAATGGTAAATTTATTAATTTCTACGCCAAAGAATTAACTTATATTTATTATGAAAAATGAGACTATTGCGTCTCATTTTTCTGGCACTGTCTATACCCTTTCAACCACATCTGCGGTGCTTCTGCCCAACTGCGTAAAGACCTCGTTTCTTCTACACCGTAATAAGCTTTCATAAAGCGTTCGCGCCACCAGTGGCGCATCGCTTCACAATGATGTTTCATACCTGGTGGATTCATATCGGTTGTGATGTCTTGAAAGAACAATTCAAAAAGCTGTTCTGGATTCATAGCTCTTTACCCAAATCCCATCTACATTCATATTGAGCAGCAAACTTGGCTTTCTGATCAACACAATGCGAAAAAAATGAAAAAGCATCTACCATATGATCCGACCAAACCTGAGTTGCCCTTTTCATTAATCTTGGCCACTCATCTCTCCAGATCTTTAATTTAAGCTTCGGTATGGGTTTAAAAGATTTTTTATATAGCGCAAAAGCTTGATAGCAGGCTTTACGACGCTTGCGATCTGGTAATTTTTTGATTTTTTTCGGATTAAAACAGAACTTTTTTGAGAAATCCCAGTCAAGCATGGGCAGAATGCCAGAACAAAACATGCGATACACATAACTTTTAAACATTGGTCGACTTTGGTTTAATACGATTGAATATCTAGATCGACAAGTTTCTCCCTTCTTTTTTTTGATAGATCTATTGGCAATTATTGGTTGATTCATAATTGAGGAAATTATGGGAGAGAGATAATCAGGTTTAATCATGGCTCTATCTCCCATTTTTCATCATTTGCAGCTTTAAGTTCTAACAATGTAGGTATGACGATTGTTGGATCTGGCTTTGCGCTGGGCGATATGGTGTGCGTGATTTCAATGTGTCCACCACAGGTGAAACCACAGAATAAGTTGGGACAAGTGAGCCAGACATCTTTGAGAAGTGGATGTCTTTGCTCACTTGATCTGATTTTTAAATTTGTGCTTTTGCAATGAGGACAGATAATTTGTGGCCGAGAATTACTTTTATTGATTTTGTTGTAATTATTGGGTGAATTCATTCAGCACATCCTAAGAATATAATTTTGTTTATTTTAAATTAAAAGAACAAATATTTGTTCTTTTATTCAATTTTTTATAGTATTTACACGGTTTTTCTTATGCAGAAAAATTTATGCAAAATTTAAAATGCCAATGCTGTTTTAAATTGTTGGCAAAAAGTGCGGCATTTGATCAAATTGAAATTAAATGCCCTCGCTGTAAAACTCTCAATACTTTCCAGAGCACCTTGAGTGCCTTACCTGAATGCCCAGAGCATCCGACCTCATCAGGTAAGATCCATGACACAAAACCTCTCACCGCAATACAATCCTAGTGGCCACAGCTTCAGTGGCTGGCTTGGCGGTAAATCTCAACTGGCCAGAACGATTATTGATATGCTGCCCGCACATAAAACTTATGTTGAAGTGTTTGGCGGTGCTGGCTGGGTACTTTTCAAAAAGACGGCTTCCACGGTTGAAGTAATTAACGATATTAATGACGACTTGATCAATTTATATCGAGTATTGAAATTTCATTTTGATGCATTTCTAGCTGAATATGAGTTGCTGCTATTTTCTCGAACTCAGTTTGATGATTTTAAGCGCGATCAATCTGGTCTGACTGATATTCAACGGGCGGTGAAGTTTTATTATTTGCTACGCTCTGCGTTTGGATGTCAGCTCGATGGTTCATTTACCTATTCGAAGGATCGAGCGAGCCGTGTGCGCTTGGGCAAACGTTTACGTGAACATCTGGTGTCGATTCATGAACGTTTGCAGAACGTCGTTATTGAAAATCGATCTTATGATTATGTGATTAATCGACTGGATAGCCCAGATACTTTGTTTTATCTGGATCCGCCCTATTGGGATTGTGAAAACGTCTACGGCAAAGGCATCTGGAGTAAAGATGATTTTTACACGCTGAAGGACAAACTGGATCAGATTAAGGGCAAGTTTATTTTGAGCTTGAATGATGTGCCAGAAGTGCGCGAGCTATTTAAAGATTATCAAATGACACATCGTAAGATCCGCTGGTCCGTGAACTCAAAAGCTGCTCATGAAGAGCATAACGGCAATGAATTGATTATTTATAATTTTTGATTCGTTCATAAAACAAGGCCAGATTCTGAATCTGACCTTGTTGTTTTATTTTGCTTCCTTTACTTGCTCCAGCATGTTTTTCTTCGCATTGAGTCTTGGCAATTCCCGTTTTAAGCGTTTTTCTGCCGCTTTTTTACTTTGCATTACCGCATTGATGACTTTTGGATTGGTTTGATCACCCAATGTTGCCCAATGGCGCGGACTTGGAGTTTTTCCATTGGTATATTGAACTTTTAGCCCGGTATAGGGTTTTTCATCAAGTTGATTATGTGCAGCAAATTTACCGGTTTCGAGATCCAGTAAAGCGAATTCACGATCTAGGCGTTGCTGTGCACCAGCACGAGTCAAATATAAGTAAGTAAAATGCTTCGCGTTGGATATATCACCTTTGACCAATTGAACTGCCTTTTCACCGTCTTGATAATACACCACCACACCCGTCCATTTTTTATCTTTTTCTAAGACAAACTGATCTTCAAATAGTTCGGATACATCGTCTGCATCTGGAAAAAATACTTCGAGCTGCAGATCTGTGGTGTAACCGCTTGAACCATCCAATGTGTCCGTAATGGTGGTCGCGAGCCAGTAGATTTCATCGATCTGCTCCTTAACCCCAACAAATAGAAAAGTCTGCTCTGGTATGATGTCTGGCACACCTCTGGCCAGCTTATAACTGAGTGTTTCACTGGTACGTTTGAAATGGTTCAATTTAGCTGAAGCAGCTAGTGTCGCGGTTTGTTTGTCTCGATGAATATGACGTAGCTCTTTGATGTTCTGGTTCGATTGATCCCCGACAATGACCTCAAGCTTTTTAGCCATTTTATCATCGTAGTAAAATGCGCGAATTGCAGTGACTTCTTCACCGCCATCGCTGTAGCTATAGCGATGATCATCACCCATTGCCCTGGTCAACTTGTAAGTCGGTAGATCTTGGCCAGATATGGTCTGACTCTGGCCTTTGGGCATAAAAAGTAAGGTACCATTTTTGATGGTCGCAATCGCGTCGTGTTCATCGGCTAAACGAGTAATCAAATTCGCATCTGACTCGTTTTGATCGATATGAATGATTTTATGGCTGGCCAGATCTGCTGCAACACTATCGTTAAGATCATGCTCAAGGGCAATCAGTCGTATTAAATCGCCGAGGGCAATATTATCGAAGCTACGCTCTTTTTTCTGTTTGAGTGACTTTTTCATATCTGCACTGGTTGCGCGAATACGAAGAACATCGGGCGTACCGGCATGCTCGACCTCTTTGACGATGTAACTGCCTTTGTAGACCAAGCCAGAATGCTGCCAGCCTATCCATGCCTGTAAGACTGCTCCTTTTGGAGGGATTTGTAGCAATCCGTCGTGATCGGATAGCGATAGGTCTAGCGTATCGACTTCAAAGCCACGTTTATTTTCGATACGCATTTGCATGAATCGATTGTTGATCTTTGATGAAATATCTAAGCCATCGACGATGAGCTTAAAAATGGGAACTGGGTTTGCTTTTGCAACATCATCGGCCAGATCATTGAGTGTGGAAAGTACAGTCATAGTAAGCCTATTAATTTTCCTGCAGTGTTACCAATGAGCGTTCCTGGTTTCTGTGCCTGCGTCATTTTCAAACTGAATTCGATTTTTTTTGGTGTGCCATCTGGGAAAAAAATAGTCTGGGTTTCCTGAAGGTCATCGATGTGATACAGCCCAAATACTTTACCTGTGCCTGCAATCAGTGGAAATGCCTTACCTGTGTCGCCCATTGTGCGAAGTGCTGTAATGCTCATTTGAGATCCAAATTCAGGCACGATACTGCCCTCAAGCGAAATAGTATCTTCGCCACGGCCAGTGAATTGATACGCTGGCATATCACCGACACGGGAGTTGCTTGGATGTCGCCAATTGGTGCTGCGCTGTAACTGTTGATACACCGCAGTTGGAATGCTAAATGGGAACATGCCTAATATCATCATCATAAGTTTTACTCCTGATCGGCCATGATGGTGCGCACACGTGCCAGTTTGTCGCGCTGAATTCGCATGACGACTTGTTCAATTTTGCGTTCAAGATCTTGGACGATTTGTCCTGGTGCAGCATGGATATGAATCGTGTATGTGTCACCGGCCACCGCCACGGAAGACTGACGACTTGGGATTAGATTGGGTGCTGTCTGGATCTTAGACATTACCGGCGCAGCGATATCGATCTGGTCCAAAACTGGTGACTGAGATTTATTGGTAAATAGATTGAGGACCTGATTGTATTTGTTCTTGAGCTCAGGAAATGCCTGAGTAAGACCCATGCCAATACCACCGATGATATGACCGCCCAAACCTGCCATGACACGGCTTGGCGAGTGGATATCCATTCGTTTACGCATAAAATCTGGCATGTAGCTATTGATCATGCCCCACACCGTTTTTAACTGATCAAATCCTGATTTGATGCCGTCAATCAGACCATTAATGATATTGCTGCCAATCGACACAAATTTGTCTTTTAGACCGATCAGGAATGCGATGATTTGATCAAAATTGGAAATAATGAATCCCAATGGGGTCATAGTCAGGAATATATTGCATAGACTCGCCCATGCCACTGAGACAATATTTTTAATAGTTGCCCAGACACCTGTCATAAAATTGCTGATGCCTGTAAA